TATTTTTGTTTTCCCTGTATCGAAGATAAGATGGAAGCTAATCCATTTCGCGTCAGCATTGCCGTTGCTCTTTACGCCTAACACTTCACGCTTCACGGTCTTTATCACGCCGCCTCCTCCTTATAGGGACACTTATAAGGGCAATCACTCTTACCGCAGATTTTTATTTCTTCAACTTTGTCCGGCACATCCCATGCTCCCCTTGGCATGCGCCCGTACCATCGTCCCCCAGCCTTCTCCCATGCTATTTGTGTTTTTTTCATTTGTTGCGGTGTCCCTGAAAGTACCATGCCATACCACGCACACATGTCTGGCTTGCCCCACCATAAAATTTCCATCCCTTTCAAAATTGCTATATGACAATACCTCGCGATATTTAGTTTTATGGTAACCCACCGGTTATATCTTCTTTGTTCTTTTATCGTCGTCACGGTCTTTGTCACGTTGCCTCCTTCATTTTTTGTTCAGCCTCATCAATTAACTCTCGCAAATATTCCAGATCATCAAGCATCCAATAGGATTCCCTGATTGTAAGTTGCAAGCGGGCACTCTCAGTTTTGTTGACACTCAAATCATGACTCAAGTCCATCACGCCGCCTCCTTCCCGTCTGCTCCCATAAGAAGGATCTCCCTGCATACATCAACTGCAAATCGTAAACCCATTGCGCTGACTTGAATCGCCTCTTTAAGCAGTTTCTCCTTATCTCTATCCCCGCGTTTTTTACGCACCTCTTCCCATAGTTCGTCCAACTCTTCCTTTATGACCGCATAACCTTCGTGCGCACTGTTAAAGGGGCTGTTTTTATTTATTGCTCTGCCGAATTCCTCGCTGACCAGCTTTAAAGCCTTTACCGATAAAAGATATTTGCTCACGCCGCCTCCTCATATTCCTCTGTTAGATCCTCGATCTGTACCTTAATCAGCGAATTGAGTATCTTGCCGACTGTTGTATCCACAGATTCAATGACTACGCGGTCGACCTGGCCTACGATATCGACCTGGATGAGATTAAGCTCGTCGTCCGGCAGTTTGCTTATGGTCGACTTAACTGGCTCGTAGAGGGTCCGGATTAAAATATCAGCCTTTTTAGGAAGATATTTTCTGATCAGGGAGATCGTGATTTCCTCGTCCTCGATCTGCACCTTACCCTTGCCCTTCCTCAAGCCGACGGTGATAGTCCCGAATATCTGCGTGCGCGGTTTCTCAAAGAGATCGCGGTTTTCGGCGACGGTCCGATAGAGTGTCTCGTGCTTTTTTGCGATCTTGCCCATCAACGCCTTGAGCCTCGGGGTGAATTCCCTTTTCAGTTCGCTCGTCCTGTCTTTTATCTCTTCGACGAGCATGTCGAGAGATCTCTTGGCGTCCTCATATTCCGCTGACAATTTTTCAATCTCACCCAATGTCATAATGCCTCCCTCCTTTTTTCAATCTCCTCATCCCGTTTCGCGGCGATGATTATCAGCACGATAAACCCTGCGACCACGCTGACAGCAACCCCGCCGCTGAATCCGAGAATTATTCCCAGAATAAATTGAGTACCCATCATTTCCCTCCTCTTTTAGCTGCATAGCTGTATTCATTTCCCTCCTAAAAAGATTTGATACGTAGCGTAGGCGCAAAGATAAAAGAACCACCCGGAAAGAGCGAGCGCGATGCCGAGGAGAATGAACTTAAGCTTGCCAGCTTGCCAGCTTGATAGCTTGCGAGCCTGTTTTACGATCATGCTTTGCATGGCGGAACTCCTTCCGGCGATCGGGACTGTCCTTCCTCGCTGTCTTGCTTGATATCCATATATTCATCCACGATTGTATCCAGCTCGCGCATCAGGCAGAGTTTGCCGCAGACGTGTTTATCTTCGGGGCCAAACGTCATGGCCTTTGTGCGCGTCATCAGAATCTCAACGTATAAGGCTTTATTCTCGACGCGTACCGTGAGGCCGCTGCCGTTCGTGTCCTTTTTGCACTGATCACATATGAATCTAAGCTCTTTCACGCCGCACCTCCTTTTCTTTCACAGCCTTTGCATCCTTCAGGAGATCTCGTCTGCCGAACTATGCAAACATCCTCGCTGATCTGCCGGCTGCCATATTGCTGACAGAAAAAATAGTGATTGCCCGCCGCGAGTGTAGCCGGCTTGCCGGCTTGAACTTCTGTTTTCAGTTTGTTGGTTCCCGAACGTTGAACTTTGAACGTTGTCCGTCGTTTGTCTGACGGATGAACTTTTTTATTTCCCATCAGATTCCTCCATATGCAACTTTTCTTTTTGCTCTTAGCTTCGCCCGCCATAGGTGATTTTTATGTTTCCTTCTATGAGGGTGCGACGAATGAACAGGCGCATAGACGTTTCGGATAAAACCGGATGCATAATATCTTGTGCGCTGTTCTTCTGCGGCTTTAATCAAGCCAATTAGTAATGCTGCCCTCCGAAGATTTCTGTCCATCAGATTCCTCCGTATGCTCTGTCTCTTAAGGGTTCATGTTGGCGACCGGGGTGTCTTCCCTTCATGTTCTGGATCGCCGTGATCACCTTTGACGCCCCTTGGCTGGTGAGAAATGTGAGGTCGTCGACCCCTGCGATCCTGAGGGTGAAGCGGCGCAGGGCAATCTCCCGCTTGTGGGGATCGTGGGTGAACGAAACGTTTTTCCACATGACCTCGACCTTCCGCAATTGCTTCGGAGATGCCATGCCGCGCCGCTTGCCGAGATCGTCGTATTTTAAAGACCGTGAACCGTTAGGCGTAAAGCGTGAAGCGTACGGCGTCCACACGCCTTTCTCGATAGCCTGCGCCTCAAGTCTTTTGATGAACTCCCCGGCCTCTTCCGCTGATAACTGCGTGCAGGTGTTGACCCAGTAAAGATCGCTCAGCATCAGCCGGTATTCGTCATCCGGCATCTTAAGTTTCCCCTGTAGTGTTTTTATTTTTTTGATCTGTTTTTTGTCTATTGCTGGGCTATTCATATAGATAACAATTCAAGCAGTTCTTCCGTGCTCATGAATACTGAACAGAAAAAGCGGTCATTGATCTCAGTTTCCGACAACTGATCGATCTCCGCCTTCAAAAATGCCCGTTTATCTGTCGATGACAGCCACATATCGAGAGCCTTGCTGAAAGGTTTTCTTTCGCGTTGCACTGTGGCACCTCGCGCGTAGTAATCTTCTTTTATCTGACTTACTCGAGCATCCATTTCTTTCATTAGATTGACGCTTTTTTGCGATAGAGCATTTAGCTTCTTTTTTACGTCACGGGCATCTTCAATTGAGGTTATTACTATTTGATCCTTTTTTTTCATCCTTCAACCTTTCCTCACACTACAGTTAAGACATGTTTTATAGAGCTTTAACGTCTCCGGATTCCCGGCCATCATGCCGATCTTCTTTGCGAGGTTCCACTTTTCAGCGCACAGGTTCGGCGAGATCTCGCCGAGGACAGCGCACTGGACATGTCCGTTCCTGCCGTATATGGCCTTAACGCGCTTTATGATTGCCTCTGTGGACGCCTGGTATTTGTCCTGGCAGACCAGGTCGATTGTGGATCTGCTGACGCCGAGTTCTTTTGCCACCTGTTTCGGCCCCTTCGCCTCAACTTCTTTGCGTAATATCTCAATCCACATCCTTCACCCTCCCCGTGCCCCTCCCCTCGATGGAGGGGGAATTAGAAGACGTCCTTGAATTCTTTCTGATTTCCCTCCCTTGAGGGGAGGGATTAAGGGAGGGTGCCAAGATATCTATATTCGGATCATATAAACATCTGCAGGGCACGGGAGCCTTTGGCCCGGTGTTTCTCACAAGCCTCCAGACGACCTTCTTTCTTCCATCCGCCTCTTCGCGCTTACCCGCCGGGCGGATGTAACCGGCGTGATATAACTGAATCAGATATTTCGATACAGAAGGATAAGGGGCTTCCGTCAGCATGGTCACCTCGTCATAACTGAATCCGCCGACGAGGCCCCGGGTAACTTTCCAGACTTTATCCCTGACATCATTCTTAGCCTCTCTAAGGATAACCGTCATAGCCTCACCCCCTGAAGCGCAGGGGAATAGTCGCTGCATTTATCGATGATGTCGCACTCTGCGCGCTTCGTGCATCGCCAGCACGGGCATTTATACGCGCACTCATCCTGTAGCACCTGCCCCTTTGCCTGACTCATCGTTTACCCTCCCGCAGGTCGGCTGCTGTGACCTCTTTGAGCGAGTTTGTCCGCGCGAGCGCTTCGGCCTTACAGATATGTTTAATCAGAGGTCTGAAGCGCGGGCCGTCGGAATAGATGTAGGAAATGGCGTCTTCGGTGAGCTTGACTTCGCAAAGGTCGGTTGCCGCCGTGCGGATATCCTCGAGAGTTAATTTATCGAACCTGATGCGCTCCATCACGCGGTCGTTGAGATGCGGATAGCGGTTCAGTTTTCTCTCGGCGTCCTCCATGCCGATAAAGACAATAATGGTGCCGGTGATGTCGTGGATGTCCCTGAGCATCTCGATAGCTTTTCTGTCGCTTGTAACGTAGTCGATCTCGTCGAAGATGAGCGTATACTGCCTGTCGAGCAGGATGTTGATCGCCTGATTAAACCTCTTTTCTTTTATCCTCTCCGGGACTTGGCCCATCTCGGCGATGATCTTGCTCAGAAGCCACGGGGCTTCGATGATGCTGACAAGGCGGATGAATTTGCAGTCGTCATGCTGTGCTGCCCACCAGATGGCGGTCTCTGACCTGCCGACGCCGTAGATGCCGTGTATGAGGCACATCTTGGGGATGCCGGGCCGCACGTTTTGCAGCCTGCCCATGGCCGCGATGAACTTTTTTACCGTGCCTGTCTTCACAAATACAGTTCGCACTTTTTATTATTCCTCCTGGTATGAGATAGCCCCGCCCAGGCGGGGCTTGTTTACTGCCAGAAATCCCTGAGCATCCGGTAACTGTCTGTCTGCTCAAAAGATAGTTTGAATTTCAGGTCATCGTCAGTGGGAAATCCGTTCTTGAGGTGCCACTCGTAACGCGCGATTTCGTCGGGGAAGAGGGGACGCGCACAACCGCCCTCCGGTTCTTTTTTCGTCATGCCCGAGGTAGTAGTCGGGCATCCATTGTCAGAGTGGATTCCCTCCGTCAGTACGTAAGACGGATTCGCGGGAATGACAGACAGGGGCAGTACGCATTCCTCCGGTATCTGTTCTTCGACATCCGCCACGCCCCGGGCCTCTTCTTCTATCTCGCGGATCTGCTCGCGCTTTAAGGCCAGCCTGCGCTCTTTCCTCTGCTCGCGCGCCTGCTCAACAACCGCTATCGGGAAATATGCGCGTTTGTTTCCGCCCCAGGCGGCTTCGCAGATGAGCTGCTGTTGTTGATTGCGCACCCAGACGATGTTCGGATCGTGGATATCGTAATTCACAAAGACGGTATCGCCGTGATGGTGCTCAAGCTCGGCGTTGAAGTACTCATTCGTAAAAACCGTGACCAGGCCGCGCCGCGTGGTGCACTTCACCTGCGGACGGAAGAGGTCACGCATTTCTTCCGCGCTCAATGTGTCCGGCTGCCAACCGTCCCCTGCAAAGCTCTGCCAGCGCTCGATGGGCGACATGTGACGCACCCCCCCATTGCCGAGGGGAGGATGAGGATTGTTCCCCCCCTTGGCAAGGGGGGGATAAGGGGGGGTGATCTTCGGGAGTGAAGCGTGCGGCTGATTGTTATATGCCGCTACTTCATGACTCAGGAATTCTATGAACTGCCGCCATGAAGGAAGCTGTTTCGAGGAGCCGGTTTCTTTCAGGTCTTTATCTATGACCTTCAGCCGCCTGCGCTGGGCGAGGGCGTCCATGTCTCTGCCGTTATAGGTGACGAGCTTTTTTGCGGAGGGTATCCAGAGGCTCTCGTTCAACCGCTCGATTACGCCCCTGGCCTGGGGGTTGCCTGCCCTGCCGAATTTAACTGTGCCGCCGAGTCGGGCGACGATGCCTGTGACTTCATCAGAGTTCATCTTTGCCCGGTTGCCCGGGCCGTTGTCTGCGTACAGGATTGCGAACAGGCCGCCGAACGGTTTTTCATCGCTAATTGTTGCAGCATGGCGCAGGGCGTCTGCTACGACTTGGCCGGATTCTGCAAGGCCGACAGACCAGCCCACGCAGCAGCGCGAGGCGACGTCTATTACGGCCTCTACCTCCGGCAGAAAGCGCTTGCCGTGGACCGGATGCGCGACATATGCCTTGAAGCTGTGGCCGTCGGCTACCACTACATCCATCGGAAGCAGGTCCGAAAAGTCGCGTTTGATGTATGCCCTGATCGCCCGCAGCTCTGCTCCGGACATCCTGCCCCGGCAGATGTCGAGGTTCGAGAATTTCTTGAGGAACCGGATAACTTTATGATAGGGCGGCGCGTCAGCCCCCATGTCCTTGAGGGCCGCGCTAATCGAGGGCTTTGATGGCTGCCGGTAGGTTTCCAGGAATGCGGGGGCCCATAAGGGTATGCCTTCGTCCTGTGTGGTCTCGGCGTCTTCGGGGATCAGCCCGGCTATGCCTTCCTCTCTGTATTTTTTGTACCAGTTATAGATCGTGGGGCGGGAAAGCATACGGGAGTTGCCCTTTCTGTTGTTTGCGACCGTAACCGCGCGCTTCAGATGCTCCGGCCCGCCGTTTGAAAGGTCGGTTAAAAAGGCTTCAATCGATTGTTTAAGCGACCGGCCGGTAGATGAGCGATATCCATCAATCTCCCGCAGGATGACAAGTCTCGCGGAATATATCTCCCTCTGCCACTTTTTCAGCCCTGCAAAGAGGTCTTCGCCGGGCGGGGCGGGAAGGGCCGGCAGCGGTGTTTCTGTCCGGTTAACTGCTGCCGGCCCCATAGGGGGTGTTGAAGGTAAAAAGGATGTTTCAATTTCGGGAAGTGGTATCATTTCTTTGCCCTCACGAATGACAGGCCGGCGTTTTTGGCCTTGAATTCTTCGTTGAGATCGAAGAGGTTCCCTACGATGCGGTCGTAAAACTCGCGCAGGTATTCGAGGGCCTCGCTGTTGTTGACCGCGCGGTCGTTCAGCGCGAAAGCCTTTATTTCCCTAAGGCATGTCTCCCACATCTGGGAGTGAATGGGACGGTTGCCGGCGACCCAGTAGGCGTCGTCTTCGGGATAAAGGCGTTCGAACGCATCTAACCGCTTTTTCATGCGGATGATGTCGCCCTTGTCGTCGTCGATCATTTTTAGAAGGGCTTTATGTTCTTTCTTCCGCTTTTCAATGTCGGCAAAAAGATCCTCACACATGGACTTAAGCTCTTGTGGGTCTTCTGTCTCTTTTATTTTCGAAAGCTGCTCAGGCGGCAGGCAGGTAAGCCTTAAAATACCCCGCTGTGATACGCCCATGGAGTCCAGCAGTTGGACTTTTTCCTCGGAAAAGGTCTCGGCGATTTTCTTCAGCACAAAGCCGGTACTTCTTTTAAGCCCCAAGGATTCAAAAAAATCTTCAAGCCGATTAAATCCTTTTAATTTAAGCAGTTCGGAGTTTTCAGCTATTTCTCTGATTGCTTTCATCTTCATGCCGCACATGATTAGTTCGGCGCAACCAAAAGCCTCGGCATGATAAGCCTTCCGGTACAACTGCTGGACTTTTTGGTCGAGTTCGGCTTGGGCTGCGGGCAATAGGGGTTGGTTATCTTTTTTGGGCATGTCTGCCTCCCATTGCGGCGCGGGCCGCCTTGCCGCAGGAGCAACAGCGCCCGCCCCTTACCTGCGCCCTATAATCATCGAGACGTTGAATGATTTTAAGACTGCGAGTTTTCCGGATATCAAGGCAGAAGGAGCCCCCGCAGACAGCACATTTTACCGCTAATTTCAGAGCGAACGGTTCAAATCCCTCTCTACACAGCGGATGTTCCATCAGCATGTGGATCGCAGCCCCGAGCCACGCCGAATTGCGGGCATGAAGTGAAAAGATTTCCTCTTTTGTGTATTTCTTCTTCATCTATGATTTCCCCTCCGATAGAATTTTCTAACATCCGATTTTTTCTAAGTCTTCGACCATGTGCCATGCGGCATCCTTCGCCAATTCGAACTGCCCCGTATTGATGCCGCCGATCACTGTATTCAATGAATTCCTGAGATGATGAGAGAGGAACTTCCGGCCCTCTTCGCTGAGCGACTTCAACTCCTCGATGCCCTTATCCTGGTCTTTATAATCAGCGCCCATGTTTTTTAATTTCCCGGGCGGGCCAGATCGCCCGGGGTGCTCTGTCTTTTGCGCATGCTTGAATCGCATGCGGCAGCCAGTTTCTCGCGTCGGCACTTTGGACCCCACTGGCCCGGGCTGGACGCGTCACCGACGTCAACCGCATCCGCCACACCCTTTCCTGTTACTCCTGGCTGCTTATGGTTGGGTATTCCTGTCATCCTTCTATTTCCTTTAGATAAATTTCTCGCTTGCGGCGCTCGTTCTTCGCCCTGTTTTCGGTTTCCCTGAATTGCTGGATCTCCGCACGAAGGGCCTCGGGGCTGGGCAGCAGGAAAAGTCCGGAGTGTTTTGAAATTGCCTCTACCGTTCGGCGCTGGCCGCCAGTGGCGATGATGAACGCGGGGATCTGATAGGCATTGATCTTATGAGAGTGCGAGGGAGCCGTCCAGTTATACAGAGTGTCCTCGGTTATCTGCTCGCCGAGGAGATCTGACATGCGCGCGGCTACCTCGTTGCAGGATAAATATTTCCCGTGTTCATCCATGGCATGACGTATGTCCTGGGACATGGCAGCCTTTATTTCCTTATTGATATCGAGGCTTCCCGGAGCTGGATGCATAGACGAGCACGCCGCTTCCGCCTGCTTTTTGATCCATTCGTAAATCGTCAACTGTGACGTTTCTTTTTTAGCTTTTGTCATTGATTAAGAGGGCAAAATTTTTTATACTTGATGCAACAAAAGAAAGGGCACCGGCAGTTTGCGAGGCCACCGGCGCCCTGGGGGTGAACGTGTTTATATATAATGATTGCATCTATGCTGCCTTTCTGTTTTTTTCTTTTCCCCAAAGTTTCTCATACGGCTGTTCAAGCGCTTCGGCAATGACCTTGCGGAGGCGCGGAGATACGACGTGACCGATTATCACGTAATTGACCGCCGCCCGCGTGACGCCGATCATGCGTCCGATATCGCCCGCAGTTATGCCTTTTTTGAGCATGAGTGTCCTGATCCTGATGTACCTGTTTCTTTTTTTTGTGTCTGTTATTTTTGCCATGTAAATGAGTATAAGCGTAAGCGATGAGTTTGTCAAGAACAAAATAAGCGTATACGATGACTAAAGAATTATCAAATAGATTCAGGCAGTTAAGAGAGGAATTAAAGTTAAAACAGGCAAAAATTGCTGCCATGACAGGTCTCCATGTTCAGACATGGAGCAAATATGAGAGAGGAGAGCAGGTTCCATCAGCGGAAACGCTGAGTACTATAGCTGATAAATTATTAGTCAATCTCGGCTGGCTTCTGACGGGAGTCGGCGATATTTTTAAAACACCAAAGGATATACTAAAAAGAGATGTCCGTCCTGTCATTGAGCGAATTAAGAATGCGCTTGGACTTACGACCGATGAGGAAGTTGAGCAGGTGCTGCGAGTGAGACCTAATTTTATTTCTTCATATACGCAGATGGCGAATGAGATACCATACCCTGTTATTCATGATCTTAGCGAACGAACCGGCTTAAGTCTGGACTGGCTTCTTGCCGGAAAGGGACAAATGCGATGCAATGAGATGCCTGTTGTCGGTGCCGAGGATTTGGCGAAATATGGGGAAACGGAATTTGTCTTAATTCCCCGGGTATCCGGCGAGATTAGCGCGGGTGGCGGTATGATAGCAGACAATACAATTGAAATAAGGGTTGCTTTCAGGCGCGACTGGATAGAGAGAAAAGGCGACCCTAAAAATATGTCGCTTATCCGGGTGAGCGGCGACAGCATGGAACCTTCCCTGTTGTCTGGAGATCTGGTTCTTATTGATCACAACAGAAACTTCATAGATCCCCAGGGCGGGATTTACGCCATCGCGGCGGGCAATATAATAATGATAAAGAGGCTTCAGGTGAATTTTCTGACGAACAGGATCAAGGTGATCAGCGACAATCCGAGATATGATCCGGCAGAAATCGAACAGGATAAAATAAGGATCAATGGTAAGGTCATCTGGTACGGGAGGGAGATAGAACGGTAGAGGGCTGATATATAATGATGTAAAGGAAGGAGGTCGCCATGGCCCAATGGAAAAACAAAGAGGAATATCTGAAGTGGAAAAAGGAGAAGGGAACTTCGTCATCGCGTGCAGATTCGCCTCTTACTGTCAAGAAGGAAGTGACACCCCCCGCCGTGACGGCCGAGAAGAGTCTTCCTTTAGCAATCGGACTTAATTTCGTTCTCCCAGGTGCCGGATATATGTATATGGGAAGATTTCTGTTAGGTATTATTGCCTTCCTCTTTATAATCCTTCTCGTTCTTAGTACTCCTCTGATAACAGCATCGAGTGTGTGGATCGGAATGAATGTCGCTATGGCAATTGATATGTTTATTCTTAATAGTAAAAGGCAAAAGAAAATTGCTGAAGCCACTCTCACAAAATGCCCCTTTTGTGCTGAATTAATTAAGAAAGAAGCTAAAGTTTGCAGATATTGCCATAAGGAACTTCCGGGCGCGACGTAAAAATTTTTACAACGTTTTGCGCTTTTTCAGGTGCACGGGGACTCCCGACATTTCCGGTAATAAGAGTGGCTGTAAAAAGAACTATTATTTGCCTTTTAAAAACTCTCTGTGATTGAAAAAGTTGTCTAAAAGCGGTTGTCAAAAGTGGCATTTACCCGGCAATTTGTGCAATTCTTTCTAAAAGCGGTTCTCCTGCAAAAAGCGTCATAAATCGCTTAAGAAATAAAGAGTTCCGGCTTCGCTCCGCTCGCCATTAAATTCTAAAATTACCTAAAAGATTATAAATCTCAAAACTACCTTGATATCCGATCAGGCTCAGACATTTTTCTTCGACAGCAAAT